CGACCCGGAGGCCGACCCGCTCTCGCGTCTCTTAGCCAGCACGCCGACGACGGGTCGGCGCGGCTTCTTCCTCGACGGCTTCCTCGTCCTCGCCGCCCGGCTCCTTGTCCATGGCGACCCACTCGACGACCTCGAAGACCGGCGTGAAGATGCGACCGTAGGACTTGTGCTGGTAGTGCTCCTTCTTGAGCAGCACGACAGGCACAGGCTTGGACGGGTCTTTCTCGACCTGCGCCGCGATGGCGAGGCCGAGCGCGGTCAGGGCCTTCTTGCCCCCGACCGAGGTGGCCGAGTAGCGGGCGTTGATGCCTGCGTCCTCGCCCGAGATGCACTTCACGGACGCGCCGATCTGTACTTCCCACCCCTTCGCGCAGCCGTCCGGCACGGGGCCGTGCTCGGGCAGCGGGGCCGTCACCGGACCCATGGCCTCGCCAAGCACCTCGCCGTTGCCCCAGGCGATGAAGCCGTGGACGAACGAGAAGGGATTGACGGCCCACTTGCTGTCCGGCTCGACCTCGGTCTGGTCGGAGCCGAAGACCCAATGGCCGGTCTTGTCCATCTTGAGGATGATACCGCCGGCACCCGTCTCGACGGTGGCCTCAACCCGGCGCAGGGCCGAGGTCAGGTCGCCGACGGAAGGAAGGCCCGCGTTGCCGAAAACAGTCAGATTGCTCATTGTCTTTTTCCTTAGCTCAGTTTGCTGAGGGCGGCAGAAAGTTGACGCCCGATCTGGACCACCGCAGGGCGAGGGTCCGTCTCCACCGCGAGGGTGGATCCCGACGATACCGCGACGACCATGTCAGAAGGAAGGTCGATCTTGTGCTTCTTGAGCACCTTCTCGGCCTGCGCCACCGACAGCAGTTCGGTCTTGGTCACGTCAGTTTTGGTCAGGCCAAGCCCGATCAGCGCGTCCTGCGCCGTCGTCGGGTCAGCCCAATGTCTCGTGGCGCGCTTGGCGACCAGCTTGTAGCCGGGCACCGGCACGTCGTTCTCCAGCATCTGATGCGCCAGAGCGCGGCACTGCGCAAGGAAGTCCTCGATGTCAGGCGCAGCGGCGAGGTAGGACGCCAGCTTGTCGACGTCGATCGCCTGCATCGCCGTCAGTTTCATGCGGTCCAGTTGGCCGGTCTTGATGGGGCAGACCGGCTTGGCCGTGCACCATTTGCACCAGTCGCCGTCCGCCAGGGGCGCACGCGGCAGCCCGGCGGTGTTGACGGCGCGGACCAGTTGGCGCTCGAACCCGGCGATGCGCTCGACGGTCGTGGTCCACGTCCGCAGATACGGCGGCTGGATGATGACGCATTCAACCTCGGTCACGTCCTTGAACGCCCACGCACAGGACGGCGTGCGCATGGCAGCCGCAGCGTAGAACATGAGCTGCATGTTCTCCTCGGCCTCGACCATGACGCCGTCGCCGAACTTCCAGTCGAGGATGACGGCCTTGCCGTCCAGCCGACCGATGATGTCGGACGAGCCGAACACGCCGGGCATCAGGTCGCCAAAGCTGACCGTCTCCTCGGTCGTGTATTCCATCGCGGCCTTGGGGTCATACTCGTTGAGCAGGGCCAGCGCGGGCTTGAGCTTGCGCTCCAGCAGTTCCTCGGTCAGCGTCAGGCCGTGCGCCTCAAAGCCGACCATGTCCTCTGGTGCGCAGGCCGTGTCCATCACGATGGCGATGGCCTCGTGCAGCAGGCTGCCCTCGTTGGCGTAGGACGAGCCGGGCTGCGGGGGCATGGTGGCCACCAGCGCCACCGAGCCGGGGCAGTTGATGACGCGCTTGGCGGTCGAGCCGCCGACGATGAGTGAGTGGGCCATGTGATTGTCTCTCCTTGTTGACGCCACTCTGGCTGCACGGAAAAGTGTTGTCAATGGAAATCGGATGTGTATGGTCGGCCCATGTTGGAGAAAGCAGTCGAGGCGTATTTCAGGCGCGAGGTAGCGGCGGCGGGGGGCGTAGCCTTCAAGTTCGTCAGCCCGTCGCACCGTGGCGTCTCCGATCGGATCGTGTGCCTCCCCGGAGGCGCGGTCTGGTTCGTGGAACTGAAACGCCCCGGCGGGCGGCTCTCGCCGTTGCAACACGTCTTTGCCGCCCTGATGGGGCGGATGGGGCAGAATTATGTGTGCCTGTCATCAAGGGAGGAGATAGACGAATGGATCACTGGCCTGAATACAAAGAGCGGATGCTCGTGAAGATGCGCGACCGGGGGATGACGGCGGGTGAGATCGCCAAGGCGATGGGCATGAGCCGCAACGCCATCATCGGCAAGATGGACCGGATGGGGATGCTGCGCCGCAAGCCGCGCGTCGCCAGCCGCCCGCTGCCCCCGGAGTTCCAGGCCAAGGCCCCGCCCTCGCCGCCGCGCCTGTTCAGTTGGCAGCTGTGAAGCTCCGCCCATACCAGGAGCAGGCTGCCGACTTCCTGTTCGCCACCGATCGGGCGATGATCCTCGCCGCAGTTGGTGCAGGAAAAACAGCTTTGACCCTCACCGCCATGCAGGACATGATCCGCCAAGGCATCGCCCGGCGCTGGCTGGTGCTTGCCCCCAAGCGGGTCTGCACCGACGTCTGGCCGGTCGAGGCCCCCAAGTGGGCACCCGGGCTGACGCTGGCCGTGGCTGTCGGCACGCCTGCGCAGCGGGCGGCAGCGTTCGCATCCAAGGCCGACGTGGTCGTCGCCAACTACGACACGATCCAGACCCTGCCGTCGCTCGACGGCTTCGACGGGGTGGTGTTCGACGAACTGACGCGGCTCAAGAACCCGTCCGGCGCACGCTTCAAGGATCTGTTCAAGAAGCTGGACGGCATGAAGTTCCGGTGGGGCCTGACCGGCTCGTTCACCTCGAACGGGCTGGAGGACGTGTTCGGCCAGTGCAAGGTGATCGACGTCGACCTGCTCGGGCGCTCCAAGGGGGCGTTCCTACAGACCTGGTTCATCCCGATCAGCCGGGAGTTTGGCCAGTGGGTCGCACGGCCCAGCGCCTTGGCGGGCATCATGGCCAAGATCAAGCCCGCCACGTTCGTGCTGGACGCGGGCGAGTATTCCGACAAGCTGCCGCCGCTCAACGTCGTCGAGGTGCGCTCGACCATGGACATGAAGGCATACGACAAGATGAAGCGGGACTACGTCGCGCAGGTCGGCACCGAGACGGTGACGGCCCTGACCGCAGCGGCGATGACGAGCAAGCTCCAGCAGCTCGCCGGCGGGTGGGCGTATACCGGCGGGGCGGGCAGCGCGGCGGGCGGGCACTGGCACACGCACCCGGAAGACACGTCGCTTACGGCGACCGGAGCGACTTGGTTCTCGTCGCACCGTTTCGACAGGTTGGACGAGGTGCTGGAGGGCAACCAGCGAGCCAACACCCTGGTGGTCTATAACTACCGCGAGGAGTTGGCCGAATTGAAGCGGCGCTACCCGCACGCCGTGACGCTGGACGACCCCGACGCGATCAAGCGGTGGAACGCTGGACAGGTCGAGATGCTGCTGGTCCACCCGAAATGTCTGCATCCCGAAACGGAAGTGTTGACTGAATATCGTGGATGGGTTCCTATAGTGGACGTGCTGGCGAGCGAACGGGTGTTCGATGGCGTCGAGTATGTGTCGCACAGCGGCTGCGTCTATTCGGGCCACGAGACGGTTGTCGAACGCTTCGGCATCCGTATGACACCCGCCCATAGACTGCTTGTCGACGGTGTTTGGGTGGAGGCCAAGGATGTTGGAACTGATAGCGATACTGAGCGAAAAGCGCGTTACGTCTACAAGGGAAATGACGCTCGTCTCCGTGCGCTGCTCGCGGTGCGCGGCGACGCACAAAATGCTGGAGCAGAACTGGCAACGGCATGTCCGCAACAAAGTGCTGCGGTGCCGCGCTTGCCGACCCGACTTGACGCGAGCGCATCTACGCAAAGTGTGGGGCGCCATGATCCGCCGCTGTTACAATCCGTGCGCCAAGGGGTACGCAAGCTACGGAGGCCGGGGCATATCAGTATGCGCGCCTTGGCGATCGTCCTTCGACGCTTTCTATTCCGTCATGGCCTCCACCTACTCGGACGGCATGACGTTGGAGCGCCGCGACGTGAACGAGGGTTACGAGCCGGGCAACTGCCGGTGGGCCTCGAAACTGGAGCAGCAGGCCAACAAGCGCACAACGCGGCGGCTAATCTACGAAGGGCGCTGGCTTCACTTGGCGGAACTGTGCCGTGCGACTGGGTTGAGCAGGGGCATACTCTCAACGAGGCTTACCAAGGGTTTGTCGGCGGACGAGGCGGTAGCAGCGGCGCGAGCGTCGACATACAAGAAAAACCGCAAACCTCGGACGTATACGACCTCGTAGACTGCGGTCCTCGCAGCCGGTTCGTCATCCGCAACGCTGCCGGCGAGGCGTTCATTTCGCATAACTCAGCGGGCCATGGCCTGAACCTCCAGCACGGCGGGTCGCACATCGTGTTCGTGTCGCTGCCGTGGTCGCTGGAGCTGTTCGAGCAGACGGTCGGGCGGCTACACCGCAGCGGGCAGAAGCATCCGGTGTGGGCTTACGTCCTGATGACCGAGAAGACGATCGACGAGAGGATCTGGCAGTCGCTGCACGACAAGCGGTCGCTATCCCAACTGGCTACAGAGGAGTTGGCCGCATGACTGAGTGGACTGACCTGGTCGAACGCCTCCCGTCGATGAGCGAGGCCGAGTTGGCGGCTGCGATTGCCGCCGAGGCGCGGCGCGACGAGCCGCGCGCCTCGCACCTGACCCGGCTGCACATGAGATACAGCAAGGTCCGCGCCGCGCGCGAGCGGCGCGAGTTACTGCGGCGGCGGTGACATGGCGTTGGGCTGCTCGCCGTTGCCGAACATAGCGTTGGCCGCGCTTGCGATCGGGGGTGCCGCCCCCCGCGCCGCCGCGCCATAGAACCGAGGGTCGGACAATATGCGCATCACCGGTCCCCGGTCGGCGGCAGGCGTCAGGGCGATCAGGTCCGCCATGCTCGCACCCGACTGATACGCTCGCGCCAGCGCGACGCGGGTCTGTTGCGACACCTTGGCGTCGAGCAACGCGGACCCCAGGTCCATGGCGAGGCCCATGCTCGGGTTGCCAAACGCCGCTGCGGTGCGCGTGCGCCGGAACATCGGGCGACCCACCCCCAGCAGTTCACGCGCCGCCGTAGCGCCTTGCCGGGCCATGGTTTGAATACGCTGGTCGCGCGTCAGTTCGCCCGCGTTGATGCCTTCGACAGCGGCAAGGTCGCCCTGCGCGCGGGCAATCGCCATGGCGTTTTGCGCGCCTACGTCGCCCGCCATGGCGTTCACCGCAGCGGCTTCTTGCGCAGCCCGAGCACGCGCGGCTTCTAGCGCGACGTCTGCCTCGGTCTTGGCCCGCGCCGTGCCACGGGTGGTTTCGGCAGTCTGCGACGCGAACCGGCCCGCGACGTCGGCTTCTTGGTCAAGCACGCTCGCAGCGTTCTTGAGCGCGGCCAGTTGGTCCGGCTCCAGCGTGTCGGCGAGGTCGATACGTCCGCGCCCGAAGATCCCGGCGACGGCGTCGGGGCTTTCCCCGCGCAGCAGGTTCTGGAAGCTGGCCGGGTTCTGGCGCAGCATCCAGCCCGCCACACCCATCATCTCTTGACGTTCCAGCGCCCGCATCCCTGCGGAGTAGGTGTCAAGGTATGCCTGCCACTCAGGACCGCCGGCAGCGCGGATGGCGTCCTCAAGCTGTTTGTCCACCATCTGCTGCACTTCGCGGACGGTCTGGCCGCGTCGGGCGGCTTGGCTGGTGATCTCGCCGCCGCGCCCGGTGCTCAGGGCGCTGGTGATGATGTCGTCGAGGTCGTCCTTGCGGAAGGCGTAGATGTCTTCGGCACTCGGCACGCCGCCGCGCCGCGCGGCCATGGCGTCAAGCTCGGACGCGACGCGGGCAAGCACGCGGCTGTTGGTGGTGCCGACGCCAGGGGCGTCCGCCATCTGCATCAGCCGCGCCGAGATCGGGGCGACGGTCAGCACGCCAGAGGCGTCGGCAGCCGCCAGCAGCTCCTCGCGCATTGGAGCCGTCGCGGCGCGCAGAGCCTGCTTGGCCGCAGCCTCGCTGGTCCGCGCGGCGGTCAGGTTGGCTCCGCCCGCCATCTCGTCGATCGCGCGCTGCGCCTGCGCACGACCTGCGGCGTAGAAGCCTGCCGCCTCCTCGGCACCGACGCGCAGATCCTCCAGCGCCGCAGCGCCCTCACGCGGGACGGCACGCGCAGCGCCTTGCGCTTCGCCAACCATCTGCTCGCCCGCCTGCGTCGTGCGGAACTGCTGCTGCTGCACGCGAGCGAGGTTGGCGTCGCCCGCCATCTCTGCGGCCTGCACCGCGCCTTGCGCCGGGGTCAGACGGCCTTGACGCGCAGCTTCTTGCGCATCGGAGATGACGCGGAACGATCGCGGATCAGCAGCGCGACCGGCCTCGCCCACGGCCATGAACACGTCGGCGGGCACGCCCGCCTCGACCAGAGCCTGCTGCGCGGTGACGTCAGGCCCCGCGTTGCGCAGCGCAGCAAGGGCCACCTCGTAGTCGACGCCAAGCGCCTCGCGGACGATGCGAGCCGCGTTGGCCTCGCCAAAAGTGCCGGACGCCTTGCGCCACAGGTCGGCGATAACGCCAACCGTAGCCGCCGCAGGGCGCGCGGCCAAGGGCAGTAGCGCGCCGATGACCGCGCCGGTCGCCCCATCCTCCGGGTTGATGAGCGCGGTTTGCACGCCGCCAGAGACCGCGCCTGCGGCCATGTTCTCGGCTAGATACCTGGCCTGCGCCAGACGCGACGGCGCAGCAGCGCCGACCGGCGCAACGCGCGGCAGGATGCCGCCCGACGGCAGGGCTTGGCCGATACGTTGAAGGGATGCGCCAACGTCTTCCAGCCCCCGCACGGCAGCAACCGACCGCCCGCCTTGCGTCAACGCGCCCCCGGCTGCGCCGACGAAAGGTATGGGTGTGGCCACTTGACTTGCAAACCGCGCGGTCTCCACGGCACCGCCGAGGCCCGCGTTGGCGCGTTCGGCGTCGACACGCTGATCGACCGCAGCAAGGAACTCGTTTGCGTTCTGAGAGACGCCGCGCCCGAAGTCGCCCAAGCCAGGGATGTAGCTCATGGCGTTGCCGCCGAGGCGGACAGCACCCCCGAGGATGTCGTTGACGCCGCCAGCCGCGCCCACCCCGAGGCCCATAATGGTGCCGAGGACCGGGTTCTGGCGCGCGCCTGCGACCGCTTGGTCTAGCAGGCTGCCTTGCGGCGCGTCACCTTGCATCGGCAGGCGTTCGACGCCGCCTTGCACCTCGACGTCCTTAAGGCCGCGCGGGAACTCCCATGCGTTTGTGGTCGGGTTAAAGTAGCGCCCCGACGCGGTCAGGCTCTCCGGCGTGTCCTCCGGCCCCAACGGAACCATAGTGTAGGTCGTGCCCGCCGCCGTTCGCTGCACGTTGCGGATCATCGGCGTGGCGTATTCATCGACCGGGGCAGGTGCTGGCGCAGGCTGCCGCCCGCCGCCTGCGGCGGGTGCGCGCTGCGGAGCGGCGGGCGCTTGCGTCTGGTATTGCGTCCAAGGGCCTGCTGCGCCTTGGCTGGGTGCAGCAGGGGCTGGAGACGGGGTGGGCGAGGGCGGCGCTGCGGGCGTCTGCGTCTGGTATTGCGTCCACGGCCCGGTCATTGAACGCGCGTCCAGTTGCTTTGGTCAGCGGGATCGCCACCGCGAAAGCGGTAGCCCGAACGCACTTCGCCTGCTCGCGGCGGCGCTCGCGGCGTCGGCGGCGCGGCATTTCCCCCTCCACCGAGCAGGCTGTCAGCAAACCGCCGGAACCGCGCGATGGCGTCCACGACCGTCTGATAAGATGCGTCGGGGTTGCCCAACACGCCTTTGAAGAACTGGAGTTCGGCGTTTGAGTTGAGCTGGGTCGCGCTCAGGCCGGACGCAGTTTGCAGCCCGAGCATGATCTGCGGAAGCGCGGCGGCAATGTTGTCTCTTGCGGTCTGCGCGTCCGAGCCTAGCGCCCGCCCGGCGACGCGCCCAGGCAGGGACGCGCCAACAGCCGCGCCCAAGTTTTGCGCCGCATTTCGATCCGTAGATACCATGGCCCCAAGGCCGTAAAGGGTGTCGTATTCCGTCATCATGCTGTCAAGCGTATTGCTGACGTCTTGGCGGGCGCGGGCTTTGCTTTCTTCCTCCGCCTGTGCTTCGGCGTCCGCTTGCTGCTGCTGCGGCGTCGGCGCGGGCATAAGCGGATTGCCCGTTGGCCCGCGCAGTATTTCGCTGCGTCCATCCGCGTAGACGCGCGTAATACCCTCGGGCGTCGGGATGTCGGTATATTTGGTCGGATCCGCAGTGACCGTAATCGGACGCGGGGGAGTTGCACCAGGTGCGAGTGGGTTCGTCTGCACCGGCACGATAAACCCGCCGGCGTTCTGCATGTCGTAGGCCGGGGTGAACCGCTCCAGCAGTTTCAGCCCCTCCGGCGTCGTGGCCAGTTCGTTGGCCAGCAGCGCGCGGCGCTGCTCGACCGGCGCAGCAAGGAACCGCGACGCATAAGCGTCGAAATCAGCCTCCGCGATACCCGCCGCGAGAGCCTGTGCGCGAACGGCGGCTATGCTCGTGTCGGACGGGTCGTTGTAGACCGCTGCCAACGCGCTCTGCATGAAGCCCCGGTCCTCGCCGCGCGCCTTGCGAGCGTATTCACCTCCGGCGCGGGCCTCCGCTGCGCGGGCGTTGAACAGCGTGTCGCCTGCGCCCGCAGCCTCAAGGTATGACGCGGCGTCCGGCCCAGCCATGCGGATGAACTCGTTGACCGAGTTGCGGTCTCCGTAGTCCACAGTAGCCGCGCGCTCGCGGACCATGGCGTTACGCGCCGCAGTCGCCTGCGCAGCTTGCTGCGCCATCTGGTTGGCGCGAAACGTCTGTTCGTTTTGCCGTCCGGTGTCGTAGGCGGCAAAAGCGTCGTAGGTCTGGGGCCGAAGGCCCATGCTGATGCGTGCGTCAATAGGCATTAGCCACCCATCCCCGGCTTAGGCGGCATGCCGCCTCTGCGCCCCATATAGCCCGTGAACGCGTTGGTCACGCCGCTGAGAGCATCCGTATACGCATTGGCTTGGCCGATATACCGCGAGGCGCGGGCGTTGCCCGCCCCCATGGCGTTCTCCCCGAGTTGCGTGCCGAGTTGCCCGGCAGCGCCGGACAGCATGTTGGTGGCCCCTTGGCCCGAGGCCATCAGCGTGCCGAGCGGGTTGAGCTGGTTCGACCTGTTGGTCTGGTAGCGGTCAAAGGCGTTCTGATATTCCTGCGACGCCAGATCCTGACCGAACCGCTGCGCGCCTTTGAACATTGACCCCGACATCACCATGCCGCGCGCTGCTGCCGACCGCTCCAGCGCCTTGTTGCCCTCGGCCAGCCGGAAGGCGTAGCCTGGGTCGGCCTCGTAGTCGGCCATGCTGAAATCGCGGCCAAAGCGACCGTAGTCGCCTGCCGTCGCGTCACCGCCGATGCCAAGCAGTTCCATGATGCGGTTCTGGCCGGTGATGCCGCCCTGCCGAAACGGTTCTTGTAGCCGGTTCTGCTCAGCAAACATCTCGCGTTGGAGACGCGACGCCTCCGCAGCGGACTGGACCTGCGCGTCGGCTGCTCGCTTGGCGGCGCGGCTTTGTGAAACCCCGCCAAGAATAGACGAGCCTGCGGTTGCTCCAGCGACGGCAACGAGCGGGTTAGGCATTGGGAAACTCCTCCCGATAGGCCGCGAACGGCTCACCATACATCAGCATCACGGCGGGTGCCAGCCGCAGCGCCTCGGCCTGACCGTGACAGAGCAGGACGACCAGCAACACCACGTCGTAGTAGGCCGCACGCCACACGAACGACCGCTCGTCAGCCACACCGCCATCCTCGGCCTCGTTGGCCGCGTGCCATTTCAGGATGGCCGTGGCAACGCTCGACTGGAGCGCAGCAGCATGGGCGACGTAGAACGGATTGCCCGGCATCGACACCAGCGCGGCCCACAGCGCAGGCATCACGTTGTCGATCGGGTCGCCGTCGTGGGCGTCGTCGAACACCTGGATGACCTGCCACAAGTCCAGCAGCCAGTCAGCCGCCGGGCGGGGCAGGTCCAGTTGGTGCTTGAAGTGATGCTCCAGCGCCTCGATCACGAGATGGTCCTCCCGCTGGCGCGGATGCTGATGGCGTTCGCAGTGCCTGCCAGCGTGGAGATGTATCCGCCGTTGAGCAGCACATGGCCGATCAGCTCCGGGAACAGATATGTCTGCCCCGGCTGGATCGACACCGTCTTGACCAGCAGGTTGGCGTTGCCGGGGTTGTCCAGTGACGTCACCAGATTGACCGACAGCGCCGCCGACGACGCGCTGTAGTTGGTGGCCGTGAATTTGTCGATGATCGTCGTCACCGCCGTGGAGGTGTATTGCGTCGTCTGTGCGGCCTCTGCCGTCTTCGACGGGATCAGGACGCGAACGTAAACGGCCATCAGGCCCTCCTATACTGTGAAGACGAAGCGGACCCGCCCCGTCAGGCCGTTGTCGCCACGGTCGCCGCCGACAGCGGGCGTCCCTCCGTTGCCGCCTGCGCCGCCTTGCAGCCCGTCGACGCCCGCCGTGGCCGCAGCCCCGGCCTGCGTGAAGAAGTTGCCGCCGGTGCCCGTCGTGTTGGTGTCGGAACCGCCCGAGGCCGTGCCGCCCTGGCCTTGCGTGGTGTTGCCGTCGGACGTGCCGCCCGCGCCGCCCGTGGCGATCATCGGCGTGATCGTATACGTCCCGCTCGACACCGTCGAGGTGCCGCCCGTGTTGCCGGGGTCGGGGGTGTTGGACCCCGCACCGCCCGCGCCGACGGCGTAGAGGATGGTCTTGGCCGCGTCAGCGCCGCTCAGGGCCAGCGTGGTCTTGCTGTAGCCGCCCGCGCCGCCGCCGCCGCCCTCGTTGGACCCTTCAATGCCGAACCCGCCACCCCCGCCGCCGCCCCACACCTCGACGACCGCGCTGATCGGCGCAGCCGGGATCGTGACAGTGCCAGACCCCGTCGAAAAGTCGAAGACGACGGTGTTGGGCGAGGTCTGGACGCTCAGGCCCGCCATGACGGCAATGACGCCGCTCATCAGGTGACCCCCAGCCCGGCGATAATCCACGAGGTCGTGCCGACCTTGACCAGCGTGGCCATGGCGTTGCGGGCCAGCGTGCGGGTGCCGGTGGTGGTGGTGTTGACCAGCGTCATCGTGTCGGACGTGATGGCCACCGACAGCGACGTGGCATTGATGTTGATGACGACGATGGCCGTGCCGACAGGGAACGCCGCCGCGCTGTTGGCCGGAACCGTCAGCGTCAGCGACGAGCCGTTCATGACCACGGACTTGCCCCGATCGACCAAGTCTAGCTGGTAGTTGGCGGTCTTGAGGCTTTGCGGCACGTCGAGATAGCCCGCCGTGTGCGACGCGGCAGCCGCGTCTTGGACCGTCGTCGTGCCGGTCAGCGCAGCGTTGTTGATCGGCGCGTAGGTGGTAGCCGCAGCAGCAGCGGACAGGGCGTCGGTGATGCCGTAGCCCGCCAGGGTCGTCGGCTCGCCCGTGATCTCCGACCACGGCACACCTGTCGAGCTGACGTCGTTGATGCCGTAGATGTCGTCGTAAGTGCCGATGAGCGCATCCGTGCTGTCGCGCAGCACAAACTTGTAGGCGACCTCTCCGGTCAACCAGACCTCACTCTCCAGTCGCCCGGCGGCGTCCATGATGATCGGGTTGGCGTGCGCCGTGGTGCCCAGCGACGTCGTGTAGACGGTCTGCGGCGTCGTGGTGCCTGCCGCGTAGGTGTAAAGCCTCCCGCCGGTCAGCGGGTTGCCGGAGTTGTCAAGGAACTGCTGGCCAGCGCCGGCGATAGGCGAGAGGAAAACGGTCATTGGTCAACCTGTGTGATGCTCAGGAGCGCCGAAGGGCTTGCAGGGGCGAACGCAGTCGCAGCGTGGGCGTTCAGTATAACATTGATGTCGTCAGCGGCCCACATCAGCTCTACATAATCGCTATGCGTCAGCGACAGCGTTGCCAGCAGCGGGACCAGCACCTCGTCGTCGTTGCCTTTCAGCCGCCACCGGCTTGTGGAGTTGGCCACGTCGACACCGTTCTTGCGTAGCCACAGATACGCCAAGGTCGAGCCGCCGGTCGTCTTGTCCAGCGAAATCGTGGCAGAGATCACGAACGCCCCTGCGCGGGTGACGTTGATGCGCGAACTGGCGCTGAGGCTGACGCCTGCGGCGTAGTTGGTGGTGTTGAACGTCACGGCAGTCGCTGTGCTGGCGCCCGACAGCGTCTGCGTAGCCGTGCTGGCAAACCCGCCCGCGTAGCCTTGCGGCGGCACCAGAGGCGGCGCGGACAGCAGCCCCTGCACGTCGGCGCGCACCAGGTCCATCATCGCCTCGGCCTCGGCACCGCTGAACGGCGCAAGGGCAAGGTCGCTGATCGACACGTCCGTGGTGCCGCTGCCGGTCTGGCCGAACTGGTTGAACAGGAACCGATACCACTCGCGCGACATGATCGACGTGCCCGGCTCCAGCACCGGGACGCGCGCGGCGGGGATTGAGGTGATGTCAGCCATTGGTGCCGCTCACGGTCAGCTCGGCACCCATGATGGCCACCTTGACCGGGGCGGTGCCTGACACCTCATAGACCCGGTCGCGCAGCTTGTTGGTCATACCCAGCCTGCGCCAGATGACGCGCGTCGAGGACTGGCCAATAGGCCCCATCGACCGCCAGTGTTCCTTTGACCATGTGTGCCCGCCGTCGTCCGACCAACGCAGCATGACCTGTGGGTCGGTGCTCTCCAAGACAGGATTGCCAAGCAGCAACGGGACGCCGGTCGACACCAGCAGTTCCATGCCCGCTTCGACCAGCAACGGCTCATCGTCGATATAGCCCGGCAGGCCGACGCCCGTCTCGCAGACCAGTTGCAGCGCGTGCTGCGCCGTTCGCTTGAAGTCGTTCTGGCCGGTCGGCAACGCCCGCCACCGACGCAGCCATTTCTGGACCAAGCCGTTGTCGGCGTAGACGTTCAGATCCAGCTCGTAGATGTTGCCGTTCTCGAAGTCGCCGACGATCAACGCGCCAAGGAAGTTGACAAAGCAGTTGGACCGATGGCGCGTGAACACGCCGTTCTTGAGGCCGCGTCGCTCATGCCACGCCCGCGTCGCGGCGTCGAACACCCACGTCGTGTCGGCCAGCGGGAAGTTGAGGACGTAGAACTCGTGGCCGTCCTGTTGGTAGGAGTAGGCCACCGCGTCCGTCATGTCGGCGTAGCTCTGGATGGCGAACTCGACGGCGTGCGTCGAGATGCGCTCGGCCTGATAGCCGTTGGCGCGGTAGACGATGCCGCGCCCACGGGCGTCTTGGCCCAGCCAGGTGATGCTGTTGTCCAGCTTGGCGATCGAGTTGGGCGCGACGCAGCCGACCTCGTTGTAGGCCCCTTGGATGCGGGCCAGCGGGAAGTCAGCGTCGCCGGAGTTATACCAGACCTCGGTCGAGTTGGTGCCGAACACCCACACCTCACGGTGGTTGGCGACCAGACCGACGACGTTGTCCGGCGCACCTTCGGCGCTGGCGAAGTCCAGCGGGTCCACGCTGTTGCCGTCGAACAGGGTGGTGACCCAGATCCGCTGCGAGTTGGGTTCCGAGAAAACGAAATAGCCGTCGAGGTAGGCGACGGTGCTGGCCCCGGCGAAGTCCTCGTCAGTGATCTCGGCCAGCACGCCCGTGTCGAAGTTGTAGATGTAGCCCTTGGGGTCAGCGGCGATGAACAGTTGCGTGCCGTTGTCGGCCATCGACACTGGGCCGCTGTTCTCGACCGTGCCGATCAGCGTCGCGACGCCGGCGGGCGTGACCGAGTAGAACGACTGCCCCGACACGACGTAGCCGGTGCTGCCGTTCGACCACAGACCCTGAATGGGGCCGGGGCCGATGGTGGAGATGAAGCGCAGCCCCGGCGCGCGCTGGAGATACGCAGCCTCCAGCCCGCCCTCGGCCAGCACCTCCGGGTAGAGGTTGACCATGCGGTTGTCGGCAGCGTTGACGCTGCGGACCACATAGCTGCTGCCGAGGATCGGGGTCTTCATGTCAGTTCGGCTGGTTGGTGTAGATGTTGTAGCGCCCGGGCGACCCCATGATGCCAGACGGCATGGCCATCATGTCGTTCGGGTTGTTGATCCGCTTGAGATTGCGCTTGGACACCATGGCGACGCGCGTCACCTGTGGCGACGGCTCGACGCCGAACTCCGGGGCCAGTTCGCAGGCCAGATTGTAGCGGAAGGCGCGCAGGTAGCCGGGCGGAAAGACCAGTTCGGTGCCGAGCGTCGCGGGCTGCGCCAGCGGCTGCACCGAGATGAAGTGCCACACCAGCGGGCGCGTCGGCACCGGATAGATCGTGTAGGTGGCGTTCGGGTTCGTCGCCTCGGGGTAGATGACCTGCGGGTAGGTGGTCGTCACCGTCTTCAAGACGATGGCGTTGTATTCCGCCTCGTTGATGATGGCGGGCATGAACGCCAAGCCCTGCGCGTCGACGTAATAGGTGGCGTCGTCGAGCAGCACAGGCCGCTGGCCGACGAAATCGCCGGTCGGGCCGATCGTGCGCACCGCCTCGTTGGCGGGCCATGTGAAAGTCTGGTCCTGGGTGGCGTAGACAGCGAGCCTCTCAGTGCTCCAGCTATCTATCATCATGTTCATCGCGGCCAGCGCGTCCTGCGCCGTGTCCGCCGACGGAACCTCGCCCTCGGCCAGTTGACCGATCAGCCGGAGCGCGCCGTAGATGATGTCTCCTGCGGTCGTCATGCTGTCGTCCTGTCGTTGGCAAGGGCAGTGCCGCCCCGCCGGTTAAGGCGGGGCGGGGCAGGCGTTAGCCGTAGCGGTAGAGCACCCAAGCGCCGTCCCCCGACTTGCGGGCGCGGAACAGTTGGGCGGTGCCTGCGACGGCGGCGACGGTCATCAGGCCGACGAGCGACCAGCCGGTGTTGGTCACCAGGGTGATGACGCCCGAGCCGCTGCCGTCGACGTTGACGACGCTGACAGGGAACGACGAGCCGACCTTGGCGTTGCCGAGAGCGACTTCGAGGGCCGCGACAGTCGGCAGGGTGTAGGACGCTGCCGAGCTGCCGGGGCTGCCGAGGATGATGCCGTTGGTCAGTTGCGCAACCGTCAGGTTGGCAGTGCCTGCGGCGGTTACGGGGGCGGGCAGGACGTTGAGGGCGACTTCGGCGAGATTGCCGTCGCCGACCTGATAGCCGCCGCCGATGGTTCCGATGGGCATGGTATTGTCTCCTTGCGCTGGGGGTTAGCCGAGCAGGCGGGTGGCGGCAGCGGCGCGGATCGCGGCGTAGCCATACAGGACGTCGATGCGGCAGGGCATGCGGTCGTTGTTGATGTCGTAATCGCGAACGATGCGCATGGAGATGCCGTTGTGGACTTGACGCGAGGCCATGTCGACGCCCTGGGGCAGCAGGAGGTCGGCGGTGGCGAACGCGAAGGCGTCCTTGTGGTAGATCAGGTTCTGCGGAGCCGAGGTCGAGGCGACACCGTCGAAGATGATCGCCGCGCCGGACTGCGGGAAGGCGTTGACCGTGGCCAGTGCTTCCGACGCCGTATAGAGCGGCGGCGAGATGGCGACCGAGGTGTATGCGCCGCCCGAGGCCGTGTTGGACGCGGTGCAGACGAACTTCTGCAACGAGCCGGTGCTTTCGCGGGTCTGCGGGTTGACCGCGAACACGCCGGCGATGGTGAAGGTGTCACCACGGTTGATGGTCTGCGTGCCGGTGCCGGTGATGTTGATGGTCGACTGGCCCTGCGTGGAGACGGTGGTCGTCACGGTAGCGCCGGTGGCGGCGCGCGAGCCGTAGGCGTGGACCTTGATGGACTGCGACATGTTGATCTCGTCGTAGCCCAGCACGCCCTCGCCCATCATGCCGCTCTTGAACTGACGGCTGATGACGTCGCCCGGGTTGAAGAAGCCTTTCAGCCCTTCGACCAGACCGGCGTTTGCGGCGGGGTTGACGGTCGCGTAGCGCGGCGACATCGGGACGGCACCCTCGTTGAGCACCTGCTGGCCCTGGAGCAAGACGAGCGAGGTGGCGGGGGCGACGCCGGCGGTGCCGACGGCGTTGTAGACGTCGCGGTAGACGTTGGCCACGTCAGCGTCGACGCTGGCGGCGAGCTGGCTGATGCGGGGTTTCAGGATGCGGTCGGCGAAGTCGTCCAGCGACAGGGCCATCTCGGCGGTCGTGAAGTTGACGCCGATGTGCTTCTGGTTGGTGACCGACATCGTGGTGAACTGCTCGTTCTCGTCCTGCACTTGCAGGGCGGCACCGTCGGTGACGAGTGCGCGGTCGGGCAGGCGGATGCGCAGGGTGGAGCCGATCTTGGCGCCTTCCTTGGCGAAGCTGTCGTCGTATTGGCGGTTGATGTTCCGCGTCAGGACGAGGTTGTTCTCAAAAATCTCCAGGGCCTTCCTGGTGATCATGTCGATGGTAAGCAGAGAGTTGGCCACGAGCGTGGTTCCTTGCAG